AGAGGCACTCTCCATTCTGCCATCTCGACAGATGAGGAGGAGTCAGTGATAAAGCAACGATCTGCAAAAGCTTGAGATAAAACATTCTCACAGTTGCCCGTTGCAAAAGCAAAGTTTGAAGCGTTCCCCATTCTTTCAGGAGTCTCAAAGGTGACTTGACGGCCTGCGACGGTTGACGCAGGATCTGACAGGATGGATGTTGCGCTATAGCTATTACTCATTCAAGTGCTCGATTCTCATGCCAACCGGCACACGTCTTCTCATGTTATTGGGGAACATCAAATCAAACTGACTGCTCACCATCGATCCACGAATGCGACCCTCAAAGCCGTTCCTTGAACTTGTGTAAATCAAGTCATGAGCAGGTTGACCACTGTTGACATCAGCAGTGATCAAAGATCTTCTTGAGTCTCCCCATACTTGATAAAAGTTGACTCGTTCACCTTGTGAGCACAATGGAACAAAGTTGTGGATGAAGTGCTGGTATAGATCTATCTGATCAAGCCGAGCATCCAAGTCAAAGTCCAAGACAGAATCGCGATATGTGCCGATATAATTAGAAGTGTATCCACCGCCAATCTTCCTCCTTGATTGAGCGACATTCTCAACATTGAGATGATGTCTTTGATAAGGTCTCGACGGGACAAGAACGCCCGAGCATGGATGAGTCGCAGTCAACACAGTGTATCCGTTGACTGTTGTGGTTGACTCATCACCTGTGAATCCGAGAAAGTTTCTCAATGCTTTATCTGTCGCATTCCATACCCAAGAAGACAAGGCCAAGGATGAGTTGACAACGTGACCGTCATTGTTGATGTACCATCGAGTGTCACCACTGACAGCAGCAACATCAGCAGCTTCCAAAGAGTTGGAGCCGTCATCAACATCAGCGTTCCCACGTTCACGACAAGCAACAACAAGATCTTGAGCTCCACCGGTAAAGTTGAATAAGAATGTGTTTGATCCTCCTGATGTTTGCTCAATCTCATAAGAAAAAGATACAATCTCACCTCTCAACCATTCTGATGGAGCTGTCACAAGATTGGTCAGCTTTGGACCAAGCAACGAGCCACCAGCATTCGAGTTGATGAATGTTGTCCCAATGCCAAAGACATCAGTGACACCATCGAGAGTCGAGGATGAGTTGAATCTAATTCTGAAGACTCCATCAGATGAAATCTCAAGCTTGTCATCTGCATCGATGCCGATGTGCCAATCTGTTCCAAAATTAGAGGATGCCAAACAGAATGCAGACAAGTCCTTCCCTGTGGCCATCCCACGACCGTTCAGCATTGAGATCATGTCTTCATAGTTTGACAACCAAGTGACATCGATTTGATCTGATCCTCTTGTGCCTGCTCTCGTTGGAAAGCTCGACATGTCAAGACCTGTCAAGAGTGCGAAGTTGGGAGATGGTGATGGATTCATGACATTCTCCTTGCGCCACGTCGATTCCTCGACATGACTTTTGTGATTCGATCAGCAAGTGCTTCCTCAGCTGCTCGTTTTGTATCATACACAACAGCACCCGAAAAGTTAATATTAAAGACTTGAGTTGTGGTTGTGGCTTCTTCTCGTTGGGGTACTTGACCAGCTGTTTGGGGTGATCCACTTGGAGACGCACCTCCACCACCAACGGCAACACCACCACCTCCTCCTCCCATCATTGATCCTGCGATCCCTGCCGCTGTGGCCGCTGCTGTGAAGATACCGGCAGCCTTAAAGAAACCTGGTGCGGCTGCGGCTGTGAATGGATTTGATAAAGCTGCAAACCCTTTGGCTGTGTTCATCAGTGCCTCGACTGCGGCCTGTTGTGACAAGGCCATGAGTAAAGCACCAACTGACTCCTTGAAAGAATCACCGAAGAACAATGCGCCAACAGCAGCCTCAGCAAAGCCACGACCCATTTGACCAAAGAATCCTTGAACTGACTTCATAGCCTGCCTTGATTCATTGGTGATCAAACTCAATCTTTCGATTCCATATCTTCTTTGGAGCTCTGTGATTTGTTCTTGGTTGCCTTGGGCCTGTTGTAGCTTTTGATCATAGTTGAACTGTAAAAGTGCAAGCTCTCTCTCAAGATCATTCTCAGTCTGCTCAATGTTGAAGCGTCTTGTTTCAAGTGCAAATGCTTGACGCTTTTGAACTTCCTCTTGTTCAGTTCTTGTCTTCTTGGCTTCCTCTTGTCTAGTGATTGCATTGAGCTGATTGTAATATGTGAGGACTGCGATCTCTTGTTGCCTTTGATTGTCTTTGGCCAGCTTTAAAGAGACATTGTATTGATGAGTGATCAGATCAATTTGTTTTTGTACCGAATCCTCTTGGCTTTGAATCTTCAATTGTTCAATCCTTGCCTCTTCAGCAAAGATCCTTGTTGCTTCTTGCTCTCTCCTTTGAGCATCAGCCTTCTCTCTGTCTCTTCGTCTTTGAGCTGCCTCCATGCTTCTTCTTGCACGTTCTTGTCTCTTCTTCTCAGCTTCCTTCTCAATCTTTTCAATCTTCTTGACTGTTTGCTGATTGACAAGTGCTCTCTGATCAAGTGCTTGAATCTCGGCCTCAATCGCTTTGTTTTGTGCTTGAAGTGCTTTTTGATTCTCTTCGTTTTCTTTGGCATATATCAAAGCCAGCTGAGCACGTCTCTCAATCTCAATCTTTGCAAGTTGAGCAGACTCCTCAGATAGTTTGTTTTCATGCTCGATGATCTTGAGTGACTTAAGTCTCTCAATGTTCTCTTTGACCTTAGCAGACAAGAACTCTGCAGAGCTTTCCTCAAGTTCCTTGTATTTCTTCGCTTGCTCCTCAAGATCTTTTGATACTTGCTTTTGTAAAGGTTCTAAAACCTTGAGTTGTTTCTCAACTTCCTTTTGAGCCTTACTCAAAGCTTGCTGAGCTTCATTTTGTTTATTTGCCAGGTTGATGACTTCACGAGCATTCTGAGCTGTGATCTCAATGTTGTCAATCCTTGCTTTCTTCAGTTCTTGCTCTGCTTCAAATTGTCTTTGAAAAGCCTTGGTCAACTTCTCTTGTGCAAACTGCAATTTCTCTTTTGCAAACTGTGACTCAAGAATTCCAATTGATAACTTTTGGAGTTCATCCCCAAGAGGTAGGACACCTTTCTCACTCAAGGCTTCAAGCTTGCTTTGCAAGTCACCAGCTGCCGCAGACATTGCGCTTGTGTTTTCCTCAGCTTCTTGAGCTGCCCCGCTGATCAACTTGAATGTTTCATAAAGGCCAAAGCCAGCAGTGACCACCATCCCAATGGGACCAAGCAAGGCAGTGAATCCCATGACACCACTTTGAGAAGCTTGACTCATACTTCCCTTGAGATCACCAAAGGCATCGACAAGGCCAAAGACGGATTCACCAATTGACCCCAAGCCTTCACCAAGTTTTTCATTGGTTGACCCCATGTTTTCAGCAAGCTTTTTCCCTGCCTCCCCAATGGAGCCGAGACCATCTTTAATATCTTTGGTCCCTGTCAGCTCAACATCAATCTCTATTGTGCCACCATTAGCCATATGAAGCCTCCTTCATGCTTTGCTCGTGTTGACGTGCAATCATTTGGTTGTGATTATATTCTATTATCTCAAGACTTTCAATGATTGCACAAGTAGGTGACGGATATATGTCATCCATCTTGATCAATCCTGTCTTGATTCTGTTGTAGTTTGTAATGAGTGAAGCAACCCGATTCATGTCTGCAATGGGACAAGATCTGATCTTCAAATCAGAGTATGCTTCTCCTGAGTTGGGTGCGATTCGATAAGCCGGCATAAACAATCCAAGCTCATCTTTTTGAGCTTGTGGAAGTCCTTGCTGAAATGATCCACCACAATTCCCACGCTTTCGCCTCAGTCCCTTGTCATTCCTACATTGTGAGCAATCCCAACCTCTCCCTTTGCTAAAAGGTATCCATATGGAAGAGGCAAGTGCTATTTTCCCTCGTCACCCACAAGAGACGCTCGTTGGATATGCAAGACTAATTCTGTGATTGTTGTCACTCGCATTCCATCAGGACGAATCTGTTGAATCATTTCGATTGTACCTGGTTGACCATCGATGGAAACAAGACTCTCACGAATCATCTCAATGTATACTCTTGAGATGTATGCCTCATAATCAGCATAAGCCTCACGTTCATCAATTGGAAGATTGTGATGCCATCTTGCTTTCTCTCTTGGATCGTTCGGTGCCTCAATCCACAGCAAGCGACCGAGCTCACTGCGAGAATAAGCACCGGCACGAATCTCAGCTTGCTCTCTCTCTGCAGGACCCAAAGGTCTGAGAGTGAAAACAGTTGCCTTCTCTCCCACATCTTCAAGCACACTCATATCACCACTACTCAGATATTGAGCACGTTGATCATCTGTGCAAGTCACTGATATGTCAGCAGTGACAACCACGTCAAAAGTTGTATTTGTCGATGTGAGAAAGTTAATAGCCATGTTATAGTCCTAATGAGATCCTGAATGGTGAACATCCTGCATTTGACTCATAAGCAGCTCCACCGTCAACATCACCAGCATAACGTGATTGATTATATACGAGAGTTTGACGAACGATGTCATTACCACTCACATCATATTTTGACGGATCATCTGCAAGCTGAGCAGCAGGAATCATGATTGCACAACCTTCGCCATCAGCGGAAGGTCCTGTTCCTACTAACACTTGACGGACTGTTCTGTTGAAGTAATCGTTTGCAATTGTTGTATTTACTGTTGACAAGGTCAAAGTCAATTCAACATTTACGTCAGTGATTTCCATGTCAGACATCGCAAGGATTGATTCAGAATGACCAAGAGGAGTCAAGGTATTTGTCACAGTCAAAGAGAAGTCCTCACAATCAACAGCGATTCGTCCGAGTGCATCGGCTGTTGTTGCGTTGGTCAATGAGGATGGTGAAGCGTCAGAGATCACAACATATGAATTGCGGAAGAACGGAGGAGCTCCTGCGTTGTATGTTGGCTCAATTGGTCCCACTGCACTTGAGTGATCGTCTTGGATAAGTGCTGCTTGATAGGTGAAGTCTCCCATTAAGCGACCATTGTCAAGGCTGATTGCAAGACTCTCAAGAACGCACCCATAAGCATAAGAACGGAAATTCACACCATCAACACGGAAGGTGAGAGAATGTGTTCTTGTGCCTGTTTGAGTACGTGATCCGGGGTACCATGTTTGAGTCCCTCTCAATGTTGGTGTACCTGTGAATCCTGCTGAGAAAGCTGGTGAGACTGTGATGTCTGTACCACTCACCTCAGTGATTGCGGAGTATTCAACAGCACCGTTGATGATGCTTGATAATAAAGTTCCAACATCTGTCGCACTGAATCCAGCACCAACAAAGTTGTTGACATCTGTCACGCTTGAAGCTGTGACTGAAGGAACAGCACCAATCTGAGTTTTGAATCCTGCGCCCAATAAGTAACCGAGATAGTTTGCAGAGTAATCGCTTGGTGAGCTTCCGATTGTTGTCAGATCAACTCTCAAGTTGACTTGTCCTGTTCTACGACGCACACGATTCCCACCGCTCCAAACTGTGTCCGGCTCTGGCGGTACAAGATACGAACCATCTCTTGCATCGTTTCTCTCACTTGCCACAACGTCACCATAAATCAGAATTGGTTCACGTTCGCAAGGAATCGAGGTGTATGTGTATCCTGAGTTATCAGGTAGATTTGTTGATGCAGACAATGAACCAAAGGAAGATTCAACTGCAACGCCTAAGCTTCTATGTGTAACACTCATTTAAGCCTCCAAATATAAAAGATCAAAAGGAACAACAAGCAAGTGACCAAGGATCTCACCAACGTCATCAGTGATCAACTCTGCTCTTGATTGCAATGGTATCACCGAGATGATCCCTGTTGTATTAAATTCATATTGAGGACCCTTGATTGTATCAATCAATTTGCCGGCATCCTCATTCATCATGCGGATCTTGAAGCCTTCCTCTTTGGGTATGGCATATCTCACATGGATCTCGATGGTGACACGCTTCCGACCACTAAGGCCGGCACTGCCGTCATCCATTGCGAGTGATACTATTTCGAGAGTAAATTGTCTTTGACTCTGAAATCTTGTGTTTAGTGGAGAGACAAGGCCCGAGCCGTCATCAATGCAGATGAAACCATGATGAGAGTCAGTCTTTGGATCAATTGCCTCAATCATTGTCTTGAGCTTGCTCAATGCTTGGAAGATTCCTCTGCTCATGTATTTCTCCCTAGTTTCTTTGATATGTCAAAAGCAACGGCATTCACAAGCGTATCAATCTCATTGTCAGTCAATCCGATATATGGACGAACCTTGTGAACTTCATAACCATAATGTCTCACATGTTTGGTCAAGCCAATTCTGAAACGAGTCTCAGTTGCTTGGAGTACTACAAGATTATTCATCAATTGACCACTTAATACAAGATCAACCTCAGCAGTTTGACCCTGTCCTCCTCGACGCTTCCTTGAATCTTCCTTGTATTGTCGATATCCATTGGCATAATAAATTGACTTGCCGGTCCTTGACAACCTGGTGCCTCCCTTGGGTTTGAGTCGTGCACCACGAAAGGAAACATACAAAGGATTTGTTGAGTACTTTTTGAACTTCTTACCTTTTGAGCTAACACCTTTCATGGTGCGACGCTTGACAGTTGCAACGGTATTGGATGCAAGTGCCTTGGTATCCTTTGCCGTCCAAATATCACGAGGAAGATTGAGCTTGACCTTGACTGTCATTAGTGCCTCATCGATCTCGTTGGTGTGAAGCTTTGATCATATTCAGTCTTGTTGTAAGTTCTCCATGATGCACGAAAGTCTGTGGCCTTGCCTCCATTCTTTTCAAGGTCAAGTTCACCGTCATCGATGACACCATCACCATCAAGATCCAAGTCAACAGATCTGAGTGCAAGGTCCATCAACTCAATACAACGAGCTCTCATTGCGTCAGCTGCATCAAGTTGCAGATTCATTTCATAGATTCGAGCAGCTGTGCAGTAAGCATGACAAAGCTCGAAAGCCTCAGCATTGAAGATCTCATCTTCTGTTACGTTGGAAGATCCAAGACGATCCCTGAGCATCAATGAAAGCTCATCAAGAGAAGCTTTGATCTGTGGTGCAAAGTCAGCTTGACGACGTGGCACCATGTCAGCAAGTGGAGCAAAACGATTCACAAAAGCATCATGATCAAGGCCAGTGTCGAAAGGTCGTGGAGTAACCTTGATCACTCCTTTGTCCAAGTTGGATAAATTGTTTTGTCCGAGGTCTGAAGTGTATGAAACTAAGTATTGAAAAGTTCCACTTGTCGCGGTGACATTGGCTGATGATGCTGTCACATACCACATAGCAAACTCAATGGTTGCACTTGTTGACAAGTCAATCTCACGAGGTAAAGGATCGGCAAGGATCGCAGTTGTGCCAACAATACGGACGATCTTGATTGAATACCAAGCATCTCCATCCGTCCTCAAAAACGCAAATGCTTGATCTCTCTCAAGAGAGTCAGAGCTTGCGATTGTCAAGGTCCTGCGATCATTGCCTATTGCTGATACTGTGATGTTTGCTCTTGATTGGTTCAAGTTGCTTGTCACATCACTTGACGCCTTGAAGGTGATTGAAGGCGTCCCACTTATAGGAGCAGGAGCGTTCCATTCAAACATATGATCTTGACCAGTTATTGCTTTTCGTATCATCTCTTTGCTCCTGCATTAGCTTTTGATATGTCTGTTGTCTTTGCTCTGTCGAGACCTGCTGCCTTGATGAATCCTTCAGACACAGGACTCCACGAGTGCCGGCAGTTATACCCACCACCAGCAGTCTTAACCGGTAGACCTTGTTTGTTGTTGAGCTTCTTCATTTGTGATTCACTCACAACCTTGTCAACCAATGGACGACAAAAGTCACGTGTCACACCATCAATGGGTCCGGTGTACAGATAGAATCTGAGGCCAGCTTCCTCAGCTATGGCAGCAGTCACACTTCGTCCAAACATGGAGAGCTTTGTGTTGACCTCGGTCAACTGACGGCCTGCTGCTGATTGCATCTTCTGAGAGAGTGAGGAGATGGCTTGTGTCATGGGTACGTCAATCGACATCGCAACAAGCGACTCTCTGACACCACTTGCGACATTGGGGATGATGACATCATCAAACAGAGTCTCAACAGCTGAGGTCTGCATGATGTCAAGTTGTTGTTGAATTGGAGTCAACCCAAGATCGGGCTGAATAATCCTTGTTGTTTTCTCGACGGCTTGAGAGATGAGGTCTGCTTGCTCGATGAATTCATCAATAGCAACATCAAACCCACCTCGAATTATGAAGTCAATCAACTGCTCTCTAGGTAGAGAGAGGATTGTCAATGGATCACTTGCTTGAACTGCCGTCTCAAGTGTTTTTAGAAATCGAGTTCTTGATTTATCGAGAACTGATTTCATTGCCTTCTCGGCTTTGATCTGAGTTTTGAGCTCATTGATCTTTGCTTTGGTGATACGTGCGACATCACCCGACTGATTCTTGAGTTGATTCTCAAGATCTTTGATTGCTAATTCATCAGCATCTTGCTCGGCAAGAAGTGTCACGTCGTGATTGTCGCACATGTCAACCTTATACTAAGCAGTCAGTAAGGATGTATCCAAGAGTTGAATCGATCGCTTTGAACTGTTGTACTTCTTCAGCATATACATAGCGACGAGTTGCATCAAGGCTATCGTATTGACCCGCTTGCATTCCACCAAATTCGAAGTTAAGAGCTGCAACAGGCATTCCCTTCACGTTACCACTCTTTTGCACAATCGCGTCAGCACCTTTCATGATACCACAGAAGATTGTCTCAGTATTCCAAATTTGTGCTTCTGATGAAGTCGCACCAGGTACAGCAGTCTCACGACGTGCTTCACCAACATAAATGTTTGGAATGCCAAGAATGTTACGTAAAACTTCTTTTGTTGCTTCTTCAGTAAGAATGCGGTTGCCACTTGCGAAAGCACCTGCACCACTCACGTCACCAGCATATCCGCGTACTTCAGGGTTACGAGCTAATGAACGGAACACACCACGACCGAAGATCAATGTGTCAGGGTTGATACCATGAGCAGCATTGAAAACAAGATCTTTTAATTTATCAAGACCTGTCAATGCGTCAGTGCCTGCAGCGTCAACTTGACCACCCATAACATTTGTACATGTATCATTTGAGAATGAAGCAGTGTTGAAGATTAAGTCAGCAGCACGTTGCTCTTTTGCAAGCATCATTGCACGACGTACTTTGCGAACGATGCGAGCTTCTTCACCACCAGGATATTGACTATCGATGATGTCTTCCATTGCAATCGAATCTTGTGCAGAATAGATCTTCGCTTTGAAAGTCAAGTTAGTACGATCAAATGAACCAATGTTTGCACGACCTGCACCGGGAGCGCGTTCAAGGTCAAGACCAACACCTGCACCCATGAAGTTGCGACTATTCTCAAGAAGAAATGTTCCACTTCTTTCGGGAATTTTAACATTTTCAAAGATTTGATTTGCAATGAGTTGACTGTCTGAAGGTACAACCTCAGACACAAGGGACGTTAGGATCTCGTCGACTGGATGAATAACACTATAAGAACTAGCCATGATTCACTCCTATGGTAATAAGTTATTTGCACCAGTGAAAACGACAAGTAATTGATCGTTTGCTGAGGCACTTGTTTGGTTGATGTTAGGAATTACGCGAGCGATTGCATAGTTTCCACTTGTCGCATGAGCAGCAACTGCACCAGCAGTCGTCGCCATTACTAAAGGAGAAGTGTTGAAAGTGATTGCACCACCAGCGATAACACGAGTTAAGCCATGGATGACAACGTCAACAGCTTCACCAGCTGAGGCAGCACGTTGAGCAACACCAACACAAGCCGCGTCAGTTGCTGCAGTAGTGACTGCAACTTTGCCATTGCCGTCGATGCTGACAAGCGCGAATTCAGTGATTGCACTTGCTGCGATAAATGATTGAATGATTTGTGTGTCAGCCATGGTTATCCTCCAAATGCTTGACGATAAAAGTCAGGTTGTTGTTCTCTGAATAAACTTAATGCTTCGCTATAACTGACAGACTTCTCTTCAGCTAAAGCACGAACTTTTTGATCAAGTGATTTCTTACTGATCTCTTGACCGCTTGCACCGTGACCAACTTCCTCAAGAGGTACACTTGAGTTTGACTGACGCTCTGAGAACATTTGCCAAAACTCTGGTTGAAGGTCTTTGATGTTCCAAGCTTTTGATGCAACGTCTTGTTCAGCAGGTGAGATTTTGCCTTCACGAAGTAAAGCACTCACAGCTTCATCACATTTGATTTTGTTGTTTTCAGCTTCAAGCTTTTTGACTGACTCGCGAAGTGCAACGACCTCATTTAATAATGATACGTCTTGAGTGAAAGTCTCAGAGAGCTTTTGTTTCTTCTCTTCTTCGTCTTCCTCTTTCATCTTTTGCTTATCTTCATCATAATGCTCTTTTTTCTTTTCAGCATCATCATGTTCAGCCATCTTCTCTTTGTCATCGTGCTCAGCCATCTTCTCATCTTCAGTCAATGACGAATCTTTATCATCCATCATCTCTCTGATCTTGGCTTCAAGCTCTTTGACCATTGCATCCTTGGCTTCCAAGGCTACTTTCAATTCGTTGATTTGATCTTCCATCATTGACTCCTCTGATAAGGTGATACGATCAATTTTGTTATGGGACTGTGCTGGTCTTGGTGTGAGAGTGATTGCAAGTAGTTGAGCATCGCCAACCTTGTCACCACCATCACGAGAAAAGATCTCTCCATGGATATACTCAGGAGACGACCACAGGACTCCACCAGCATTCTTGACAACCTCAAGCCCACGCTCGTTATAAGCAGGAATTGCATAAAGGCCGTCGTTTCTCATTTCGAGATCAATTATCATTCCAAGTGCAGACCCCGACTCGGGAGGAGCAGGAGTT